GGGGGGCAACCGAGGTCATAACGTTAGACAATACAGGTACTCCAACGCTAGGGAACAAGTCAAACCCTGTAACAGTGTGCACTACGTCAGGAACGACTAATATTACAAATATCGCAGGTGGGCGAAACGGGCAAACGGTAAAGGTTTTTCATGCGCATACCATAATCTACGAGGAGAACTCTAACTTTGACCTATTCTTAGGGATTAATACTTCGGTAGCCGCTGGAAACACTATTGAGTTTCTTCGAGTGGCAGGAGTTTGGAAGGAAGTAAAATACATCTAACCGTATGGACTTACTGTACACACCGAGCGCGTGGGGGTCAGAGTTCCATGCGTTGCCTCATAGGGAGGCTCTAGGTGCCGGGGCTGCAGGCCCTGGTAAGAGTACAGTCTTGCGCATGGACCCTATGTCCCAGATATTGTCCGAGCACAAACGATGCGAAGACCCAAGACACCCATACCCGTTGAAATGGGGTCAAAGCGTGGGGTGGGCACTGTTTCTGCGTCGTACGTTTCCTATGCTTACACAGTCGATTAGGATCGCTAAGAACATCTTTCAAAGAATCGACGCTAACGGCAAATGGAACGAGAAGCTGAACATGTATGTATTCAGCTCCGGGTACGTATATCAGTTTGGTCATTGCCTTAAGCCAGACGACTGGCAGCAATATTTCTCTAACGAATACTCTCATATATTGTTCGACGAATTAATACAGTTCGAAGAGGAACAATACATACAAATTGAGGGTAGATGCCGCTCGTCAGACCCCGTACTTCGGTCGATGCTCAAAGTACGAGCTATGAGTAACCCGCACTCTAGGTTAGAAGAAGCCGGCTCTAAGGACTTTACGGTGAAGGATCCAAACTGGGTCCGACGGTACTTTGTCGACCCTGAGCCGACAGGTCGGAGAACTATTAATAAAACGGTCAAGTTGCATACTGGAGAGGAAGTCAAGAGAAGCAGAATCTACCTGCCGGCGACCCTCTACGACAACCCCGATGCGGCGTTCGTCAAAGACTACGAGACCACCCTGCGCACGAAACCCGTGCATATTCAGCAAGCCTTGCTCTTTGGTAACTGGTACCACGTAGCCAACGGATTCTATTCAGATGCGTGGAATCCCGACTTGCATATTTGTAAGCCTTTCAAGATTCCTAGTCATTGGCCCCGGTTTCGCTCGATGGACTGGGGTTTTAAAAAGCCTGGTACGGTCCTGTACTTTGCGCTAGACGACGACGATAACTTGTACTGTTTCCATGAGCTGACGTTCCAAGGCAAGGATGCTCTAGAAGTAGCCAAAGAAGTACGCGAGTTCGAACGTAAGAACAATATGTGGACTCCTAACGGTTCGGCTATTACCGGTCCTGCAGATAACCAGTTATGGGAAAAAAGAGGAGACGTAGGTCGGTCGAAGGCCGAAGAATTCTCTCGTATTGGAGTGAACTGGACTAAGGCGGATAAGCGCTCGCGTCGACGGAACGCGGAGCGAGTATTGTCCCGGCTCATGGATCATGAGAACAAAGACACTACTCCAGGGCTCATGTTCTTCTCTACTTGTAAGCAAACCATTAAGACTGTCCCGGCAATTGGGGTTGACCCTAACGATCCAGAAACCCCAGCGGACGGAGGCCCAGACCACTGGCATGACGCTCTATGCTACGCATGCGCTCATGCTTCTAGAGGGCGACTAGGGATAACCATGCGCAAGATTCGCGCAGCTAATGACCCCTGGGACGATACAGAAGAGACCACTAAAGACCGAGGGCGGTCCGGGTATGGAGCTTAACCATGGACAGAATGTTCGAAGAAGAGATCACCGCTGACGCTGAGGTTTTCGCGTACAACGAAGAAAGCAATAACCTTGTAATCGATTTCATGGAGCACGAGGAGGGGCGTGCGGCGTTAAGAGACATTGCGGATAAAGTACGCAACGACTTTGACAGTGCATTGGAGTCTTCCGCCACGTACCGAGCTCGAACTTCCGAAGACTGGAAGCTGTATATCGGTGAACTAGAGGGTAAAAACTTCCCGTATGAAGAATGTGCGAATATGCACGTGCCAATTATGCTGGAGAACATCTCCCGTTTATCGGCAAGAATTATCGCGGAGTTGTTCGGAGACTGGACTACTGTTTTTGGTGTAGCTCCTTTAGGGTCGTCTCAAGCAGATGAAGAGTTCGCGGACGTTCTTACCTTGCACGGAAACTGGCAGCTGAGGTCACAAATTGGGGACTTCTCTAGACAGATGGACCGAGCGGTTACGGCATATTTGATCTGGGGCGATGTAACTTGCCACAGCTACTGGGACGAATCTCGGGGCACAAACGCTCACGAGATTCTCACTCCGGACGATTTCGTTATTCCTTTTGTCCATCTAACAACCCAGCGAGACTATTCGGATGTTCCATATTATGTAAAAATCCTACGGTGGCATAAGCATCAGATAGAAGACATGTCGGCCGAATGGTATGATGTACAAAACTTACTGTCTGACGAACCTCCTAGCTGGGACAACGAAGATATCGACAGTCCTCTTAGAGACGCTGTCTCTGATTCGACAGGGATAAAGCCCGACGAAGAAGGGACAGAAAGACCATACCAGCTGCTGCACTACGAAGGCTGGATGGCCCTACCTAATCAGACTAGACAGCGTTTCGTCCAAGTGATTATGGACCACGCGTCTAAGACTCTGCTCAAGGTTACAATTCACGAAGAGCCAGACTGGCGTGACCGTATTCGATACGAGCGAGAGCTTGATGAAATGGACGAGTATAACGCCGGGTTGCGGATGCTTGATACGTACACCGGTCCTCCGGAAGGGGCTCCAGAAGAACCAGCTATGCCGGACTGGATGACTACCCCGGAGTCAGAACCAGACCCAATGAGGTCTACTCCGATTCACATGTTCACCCACGGGGTCTGTCTTGAGAACATGCTTGGCTCGCTCGGGCTCTCTTTCGGGAGAATACAGGCTGACTTCAACCGTGCTGCGAACACCCTAACAAACCAGTTCATTGACGCTGGTACATTAGCAAATTGTTGGGTAGTAGTAACAACTGACCTGGTCACGTTTGATACGCCTTTCGAGTTCTCCCCCGGCAAAGTAAATAAAGCCAGTGGTATCTCTGGGCAAGAGCTCAAAGACAACCTGATTGAGATGAAGCCCGCGCCGGCGAATCCGCAGCTTATGCAGATGACCGACAAGATCTTCGAGTGGGCTGCTAGCTCTATTCAGTCCCCGAACGTGCTTTCTGGCGAACCAGGCAAATCCGGAGAGACCTACCGAGGCCACGCACAACGTATCGAGCAAGCCACTAAACAGCTCTCGGTTCTTGCTAGGAAGTTTGCTAACGGGTTCCTAAAACAGGTCCTGATTAATAATGCCAAGCTAAACTCCGTGTACATGCCGTCGACCGAGATGATCTCGGTAATTGACAAGGCGGCCCCCGAGATTCGTCACGTTAAAGTTCACCGAGATATGTACGCGGAGAGCTATGACGTTGAAATCCGAGCGGACCTTCAGTTCACGTCGCGTGCGCAGAAGATTGCGGAAAAGATGGAACTAGTTGATATGTCTGGAACTATCCCAGCATTGCAAGGGAATGCGGCTTTTGCGTACAGGGCTCTCCGCCAGCTGCTAGAAGCTCGCGGCGATCGAGATATGATCGCTACTCTAGGCCCACCTCCTCCTAACCCGACGGTCCCGATGGGAACACCACAAGAGGAGCCTATACCTCCAGATGGTATAGAAGCAGGAGAAGCTGAGCTGCCTCCAGATGGTATGATTCCGGCAGCGCCGCCTCCTGCACAGCCTCCTGAGCCTCCATTACCTGTAGCTCCTGAGCTACCCCAAGGACAAAGGTTTCCGGTCCAATGAGACGCCTAAAGGTCAAAAATACCGTGATCCGTGAATCTTGGTTACATCACGAGTACACACAAGACTGTATTCCACAAGCCAAAAAAGACTTGGCAGAAGATTTTCTTCATTTAGTATCAGCAGCAGAAACATCTACCGACCCAAAACTTGTCAAAGCTTGGGCTAGGTATACACAGTCAAAAAATCACTACGATTTCTTGACGAAGAAAGTAAATCAATGATTTTACCAGGAAGACTAGATCTAGACTCACTGCGTCAGCAAGGCGTAGATCAAGACCTACTAGATAGGTGCGAACGGGAGTCTAAGGCCATTTTAGACCAGATTTCTCCTGCAGGGGCTTTCGGGCTACCTAAACTACTCGATGAGAGAAGAGTCGAGCACGGGATTATCGACGGGGCTTTCGAGGTAGAGGCGGTGTACAACCGCGTCTTCATCTGGCAGCTTCCTGCGAAAGACTT